CTGCAGGACGCTCGGCGCTGGATTGTTTTTGAGTGCATTGAAACGGGGGCTGAGTGATGGCTGAGATTGCAGTCAGCGGCCTGGCCGAGCTCAAGAAGGCGCTGGATCAGCTACCGGCAAAAGTTGAAGCCAACATCATGCGAGGCGCGATGCGGGCGGGTTCTAAGGTTATGGCCGAGAAAGCCAAGGAGCAGGTGCCGGTGGATTCTGGCGATCTGCGCAACAGTATCCGCGTGACGACACGCAGCCGACGCGGGGAGGTGACCGCGACAGTGCGTGCGGGCGACAAGAATGCCTATTACGCGCACATGGTTGAGTTTGGGACGGCGGCGCACCTGATACCTAAGCCCAGCAGGAAAAGGCGGCTTAAACAGGTGATTCTGGCCTTTGGCGGGTCCGTCAAAAGCGAGGTGCAGCACCCAGGCACGAGGCCGCAGCCGTTCATGAGGCCCGCGTTTGACAGGCACACGCAGGCTGCGCTCGATGCTTTTGCAGAGTACGTCCGGAAACGCCTGGCTAAAGAGGCAGCAAAAGCATGAGCGCCGAGCTGATCGTCGCATCGATGCTGAACGTGGCAGGCGTGACTAACCTGGTGGGCACCAAGCGAGCCCTGGCGCAGCTGCCCGCGAACACCAAGCCACCGGCGCTGGTGTACCAGATTGTCAGTCAAATGCCTGAGCCTCACTTGCGCATCACTGAGCCACAGATGGCGCGGACGCGGATTCAGATCAATCCGCTGGCGCTCACGATTGCCGAGGTCAAGTCAATCCATGCAGCGGTCAGGACCGCGATGGACTTTAAGCATCGACAGACCATCGCAAGCAAGGTGGTCATTTCCTGCCGCGCGGACATGCTCGGTCCCATCGAAAAGGACGACGAGACGGGCATCTGGACGCAACCGCAGGACTTCATTTTGCTGTTCTACGAGTAGACCAGCAAAGGGGCCAGCGCCAGCTGGTGTTTTAGCGAGCCCGCAAAAATGCGGTTTTTTTATTTTTAAGTTGCCCGCATCCCTGCGGGCTTTTTTATTTCTGAAAGGAAAAAATCATGGCCGTAAGGACATCTGCTGGCACAACGCTGAAAGTTTCCAATGCAGCACCAGCAACATTCAACTCAGCCGGTTATACCGCGTTGACGTTCACTGCAGTTGGCGAAATCACCGACCTTGGTGAGTTTGGCCGCGAGTACGCGCTCGTCACGCATAACCCTGTTGGCAATCGTTCAACCCAGAAGTTCAAGGGCTCTTTCAACGAGGGCACCATGAACCTGTCGCTCGGTCTCGATACCGACGACGCTGGCCAGATCTTAATGAAAGCTGGCTTGACTTCTGACAGTGCTTACAGCTTTGAAGTGGTCACGCAAAACGGCGACAAGTATTATTTTCAAGCCATGATCACGAGCTGGAAGGTCGGCGTGGGCTCGGTTGACTCCATCACCACCGCAAGCGCCACGCTTGAGCTGACCACGTCTTCGGGCGGCGTCGGCATCGTTGAATCTCTCGCGCCTTAATTAGTGGCGTTCCCTGCACCTACCTCCGGCTCGCCTGACCTTTCGCGGGGTCAACGGGCTGGAGGCAAGGGCACTCTCCCGCGAAAGGATTCCCATGTTTGACATTTCCACGTTGGCCGTCAACGAGACGACCATTATCGAGCTCGAAAGCCCACAAGGCGACGCGTTGACCAATGACAAAGGCGAGGCCTTGTCTGTCACGGTCTACGGACCAGGCTCAAAGCAGTTCCAACGCGCACAGAGCGTGCGCAATCGCGCCATCCTTGAGTACGTCAAAAAGGGTGGCAAGAAGATGAAGGATAACGAGCAGCGCGAGCTGGATGCCGAGTTTCTGGCTTCCTGCACCGTGTCGTTCAATGGCTTTGTCTACAAGGAGCTCACCGGCATCGAGATGTTCAGGGCTGCATACATGGACACCGCGATTGGCTTCATATCCGAGCAGGTGAACAAGGCCATCGGTGATTGGGCAAATTTTACGCAGGGGTCATCGAAGACCTGACGCTTTACGCGCGTCAGCTAGCTTGGTTCAGCGCCAAGCCAAAGCACCCAGAGCGGCCTGGTTCGGTCTCCAGCAGGATCAAGGTCGCAGAGAAAACCAGGGGCCAGGAGATCGTTGATCGGGGCGGCACACCGCTGATGCCAGACGTTGGCGATGCGGCCTACCTGGTGGCGTACTGGCAGCAGATGGGCATGGTTGAGCAGGGCGGCATGGGCATGGCGCCGATGTCATCAAGGGAGCTTGCAGCCTGGTGCAGCGGGGCAGGCATTGACTTGCAGCCGTGGGAGTTTCACGCGCTGCGCGAGATGTCCAAGCAGTACCTGGTGCAACTTAACGAGAGCGAGAAACCAGAGTGCCCACCACCTCACGGTGACCCAGCCACGGTTTTTGATCGAAACGTTGTAAGCAAGAAAGTGACGCAGGCTTTCCAAGCATTCATGCAGGCAAGGAGCAAATGAGCACAAACGTCGGGACACTAACGATTGAGATGGCCGCGAACGTCGCACGTCTGTCAAGAGACATGGACTCTGCGAGGCGCACCGTCGAGAAATCGTTTGGTGACATCGAAAACATGGTGGGGCGGCTCAAGAACACGCTTGGCGGCGTGTTTGCGGGCTTAAGCGTCACCGCGTTTGTGTCCAAGGTCGTTGACGTTCAGCGCCAGTTCGACGTGCTCAATTCAAGCCTGCAAACGGTCACCGGCTCAAGCGACGCGGCTGATCGTGCGTTTGCCTGGCTTAAAGATTTTGCGGCAACCACACCGTTTCAGCTGAACGAGGTGACACAAGCATTTATCAAGATGAAAGCGCTTGGTCTGGACGCCTCGCGCGAATCATTGACGAGTTACGGCAACACTGCATCGGCAATGGGCAAATCGCTCAATCAGATGATTGAAGCGGTGGCCGACGCAGCGACGGGCGAGTTTGAGCGCTTAAAAGAATTTGGCATTAAGGCCAAGCAGGAAGGCGACAGGGTCACGCTGACTTTCCAAGGCGTCAGCACAACCATTGGCAACAACGCAGCCGAAATCACCAAGTACTTGCAAGACATCGGCAACGTTGACTTTGCCGGTGCGATGGAGCGCCGCGCAGCCACGCTCGATGGCGCAATCAGCAACTTGGCTGACACCTGGGACGAGCTTTTTAGAACAATTTCGGCAGGTTCAGCAGGCAGCTTGATCTATGACACGGTCAAGCTCGCCACGGGCGCGATCGAGGACATGATCACGATCGTCAAAGCCTTATCGAGCGAGATGAACAACGGAGCGCAAAGCTCCCAGGCGTTCAAGGTCGTTCAAGAAGCAATCGCTGTGGCGTTTGAGACCGTGATTGCGGTCGGCGTCAACGTCAAGTATGTGATCACCCAGGTGATCAACGAAATCGTCGGACTCTATAACCAATCTAAGGCAATTCTGTCGGGCAATTTTGAAGAAGCTGCAGCAATCCGCAGGCAGATGGTTGCTGACGCTGAAGCTGCGCGGATCGAGGTTGATCAGACGACAGAGCGCATTCTCAATGCTCGAAACAATCGCACAGAGGCTGTCAAAGCTGAGTACAACGCGACCGAATACGCAGCCAAGGCGCAGTCTCAAACGATCAGCAAAGAGGCTCAGAAGCAGATTGAGGCCTACGAAAAGCTGATCGAGAGCATTCATGATCGCACCGGTGCGTTGATGCTTGAGACGCAGCAAAGCGAGGAATTGACCGACGCGCAAAAGACCGCGCTCAAGGTCATGCAGGACATTCAAAACGGCACGCTCAAGCTCACCGACACGCAAAAGCTCCAGGTCGTGCAATCGCTGGAGCAGCTGATCGCTACCGAGAAGGTGACGCTTGAGCTGCGCAAGCAAGAGGAAGCCTTCAAGAAGCTCAAGGATGCGATGGACGACAAGACGCGGTCCTTGCAGCTTGAGCTTGAGATCACCGAGGACATGACCGATGCGCAAAAGCTGGCTTACAAGCTGCTGGTCGATCTGCGCGATGGCACTGTCAAGCTCAACGAAAAGCAGACCGAGCAGATTGCCAATTCGCTTGAGCTGATGCT